CCAGCACCTTACCCACGATGAAGCGGAGGAATGGTGCGACAGCATGGTGAATGCTGACGGCACGAAGGGTTGTCACTGGACGCTGGAGCAGACGCAGGACGTGGCCAAGCAGCGCAACATCACCTGTGACCCGAACGATTTCTGGGCAGCAATGAATATGATGTACTCGGACTATTGCACGGTCGCTCGGTCGTACAGTGCTGACAATCAAAACTTTTATGCCGACATGGCCGCAGCTTTTCTGCACGACAAAGATGCTGTTCCCGGAAAAATCGTGAAATATCGGGATGTCATTGTGGACGGCTGAAGCCAGACTACTTTTCGACTACTTTTGGAACGCGAGATTGCGTTAGTATGCGTTAGTTCGCGTTAGTATGCGTATCATAAGAAACACACAAAAACCCGCATGACTGCGCAAAAGTCTAGCAGCCATGCGGGTTTTGTTATAGTTGCGCCAGCAGGAGTCGAACCTTTTTCGGGGTTCGTCTTATCATTCTTTTTTTACTTTTTACTGCTTTTTGACTACTTTTTATCATCTTGGTCGTTATAGTATGCAATCATTTTTTGCGTTGCATCTTTGAGCTTTCGCTCGCGAATGTGTGTGTAGATCTTGTAAGTCGTCGAAATATCAGCGTGACCCATTATTTTTTTTGCTTCCAGCACACCAACGCCTGCGTCGTATAAGTCCGACGCGAACGCATGCCGAAATTGATGGGCTGTTACTGTAGGCTCCATCACCGGCGGCAGCGGATTTGCAGAGGATTTTGGGCCTCGGCGGCTGTCTCTATAGCGGGTTTTGCTCTTGCTGGGCCGCACAAGGCCTAGCTCGGTACAGTAGCTGAGCCATCGGCTGTGATACTCTGCATCCGTCAAGGGCCTTGCCATGCCACCAATGACATATTCTGTCGGCTTGCCCCGGCGCGGCTCTATCTCTTGCCTGAGATGGGGCATAAGTGGGATGACCCGGACGCCGTTATTGGTTTTGGGGTCCTGTATTTTGACACCGCCACCTGCCCAGGACACTTTTTTGCTGACATAGATTTTGTTGTTTTCGAAATCTATGTCCTCCCATCGGAGGGCGATCAGCTCACCCAGGCGGCAGCCGGTGTACATCAGCATCCAGGCGCACAGCCCGAACCCTTCGGGATGCGCCCGGAAAAGAGCAAGCTCCTTGTCTGTAGGCGGCTCCCGGATGGCCGCAGGCTTCCCGGCGGGGGGCTTGATATCCTGCATCGGATTGTATGCCGACCCACTTGCAAGACGCCAGCCGCGAAAAATGCCGCGCAAAACGCTGATCGTGTTCCGGATGCTGCTCGTTGACAACCCTTCATCTTTGAGCGCCTGGCCGAATCCGGCTACCATGGCCGGTGTGATCTCGTCCATCCTGCGGCCAGCGAAGTATTTGACGCAGCGGTCATAGTTGGACCTATAAGACGAGTCTGTCCCCTCCTCAATGCGTTTGAGTAGCTTTTCCCAGTAATCTTTGGCGACGGCTTCAAACAATTCGGCTTTGGCGGACTCTTCTTTTCTTTGCATCAAGGCCTCTTTGTATTTTGCCTCGGCCTCGGTCTTTGTTTTGCCGTAAAATACCTTATATTTTCCGTCCGGCATTTTGCGCTTGACTTGATATCGTCCATCCGCGCGCTGGCCTTTTCTACTTTTTGGCATTCCTCTGCACCTCCATCATAGAATAGGCGTCATCCAGATTTTTTGCGGCGGCAGTGCCGCAGTCGCGCGCCTGGCGCACAACGTCCATGACCGGCTGTGTCCCGTTCGGGTCGGGGTCGGTCTTCGTCGATTGTGTCATTTCATAGTGTCCGATGATGGCATTGACGATGGACACCCGGTCCCGCAAGGGAGTGTGTAAGTTTGCCAACACCTCCGTCAGCACCCCCATCGGGTCGGAGCCGTGGTCGCCATAGTAGAGGTACAGCCAGCCGTCGACCTCGTAGTTGGACATCTCATCCACGGCGGCGTGAAGGATCTGGCGCTTCTCCTCGGTGGAGATGTCCTCTTGTAGGTAATCGAGCAGGCCGGGATAGATACAGGCGTCCATGCAGCGCCGGGCCGGGATGCTGCACGCTACGCACCAATTGATAATGTCGGCCAGCGTCACAGGGGATGTTCCCCGCTCCCTGCTGGCCACGGTCGGCTTGCTGATCCCAAGCCGTTTTGCCAGCTTTTCCTGGCTGAGCCCGGATTTTGCCCTTGCCATTTCGAGCGCCTTTGCCACTTGCAAGTCATACTCGTTCATAATTGCCCCCTTTTTACCGATTCGACACAATATTGCGTATAGATTCCTTTCCATCTCCTATGATATAACAATTATGTAAAAAATTTCCATCGTAGGAGGTAAAAAATTATGGCTGCTATTATGTATGTACCCGACGATATGGAGATCATCGACGGGATGCCCGCATCAAAACCAAAAGACCCGGATCGCGTCCGGGCCCCGTGGGAGGAATGACTATGCCAACTGATACCATGCTGCTGGACTACGTCCGAAACCGCACACTCAATCTTGTGTACACGCTATCCAATTATGCCGCTGATCCGGACGTCTACGGCGAACTGCTGCGCATTGCCCAGCAGGCCAAAGACGACGCTGACTCCGGCATTGACCCCGGCGACCGGCTGGATTGCATCAATGGCCGTGTTGTCGAGCTGTGACATCTTCCCCGTCGTCAGCCCGGCGGCGGGGAATGGTTTTGTGTCCACTGTGGACACCTTCAGATTTGCCCGGCGGGCTGATCTAAAAGCTCCATGAAGCGCTGACCGGACATAAGCTCAATGTTTGCGCCCTCAGCATTCATCTGTTCGGCCTTCTTAATTTTGTAAGATTTTGTCCCATAGCGCTCCTCCCACTCAGCTTCTCGCTGACCACACACCAAAATCTGTGTCCGCGGGCTGATTTGGAGCCGGACCTTTGCTCCGAGGTTCGCAGCTTTTTTGGAAGCATCGTCCCGACCAATTGGAAGCTGGCCTGTTATCACGATGGTTTTGCCATAGAGCGGATGCCGTGGGTCTGCATTCTTATTTTCGGGATACTGTATTTTTCCCTTTCGCGCATTTCTCTCGGCTTCAGCTTTTGCTTTTTCGGCTTCTTTCTCAGCTTGTATTTGCAAACGTTCCTGTGTTTCGCTCCAGTGCTCTTGTGTAAAATTATACACGTGCAATGTAGCCTTAACATCTTCCGCTGCATCATGTGCATTGTATTCGTATCCAATAATGTCAGCTGCCCATTGCAAGCTCATTCGCTTTTTGCTCGTGTTTTTTTCTGCATTGTAATATTTGAGCATTTCTTGCATCGGGTCTGGCCCCCACGTTAATTCGTCCGGATCAATACCATGAAAACGCAGGAAGTTTGGCTCGAAAGGATAGTTGTAAGCAATGACAATTTCAGCTCTTGACAAAATATCCTGAACGTATGGTGCAACCTGTGCAAATGTTGGACAAAAGTGCACGTGCCGTGGATAAATCCCATTGACGCTTGATGCCTGGGGCCAGCTTTCTGTATGCTCCGGTTTGCAAAGTTGGTTAATGAGAACGTTTTCTTCTTTGTCGATGATGGAAACCTGCACAATTTCATCAGTTTCAGGCCGTAATCCGGTTGTTTCAAAATCAATTACCGCGATTTTGTAATGGGCATTTTGGACATTTCGGATTGCCTGGGCTTCATCCAATTCCTTGAGATAGTCTTTTGGATACTTCCCATTCTCCGGCAAAACCTCCGGCATGGGTAGTATTGGAGATATTGGGTCTGCTTCTTGCCTGGGCACTCCTCCTGTTCCGGATTGTTGAGCTTTCTTCGCTTGACTTTTTCGCGCCGACTTTTTGACCCACTTAAAATACATCGTCATCAACCAGATAACGAAAAGCAACAACAAGAGTCCCATTGTTACCCTCTCAGTGCCCGCGCACGGACTTCCGGAGACGCTGCGACCAGCAGATCGTAGAGGTTGACCATATCAGTGACGGCCTGTCGGTCGTCAGCAGTCCATGTGTGATCGTACTGCGCACCGGATGCACCGGAATATCTTGTGATGATAGTTTTGGCACCGAGCATTTCACGCAGCCAATCAATTTCGCTGGGCTCCATCTGGAAATTGGAGAGGGCCCACCAAACTTTTTTGTCTGTATCATAGGCGTAATCTGTATAATCCGGGTAGCACTCGTAAGTGTACAGATTATCTCCAGCGCGGACATAGACTTTGTTCAGGTCGATGCGGAAAGAGCCGTTGTAGGAAAAGTCCTCGTCGAAATACACGTCCTCGCGTCCGTCAAAAATAAAAATCCACGGGGCAAGGCAACAGCTTTTGTTTTTCTCGGCCTTGTCATAGATGGGGCTGTCGAACTGCCAGCTCTGCTCTACCTCGTCATACTTGACGTTCACCTTCGCAATGGCGGCTTTCAATGCCTGGACCTGGGCTTCTTCTTCGTCGTCATTCATTTCTTCAATCTGCGCCAGCGAGGTGTACCCGGCGGGGCTGAGTGCCATTGTAGGCAGAGCAGCACCGGCCAAAGTTGCCGCAATGCACAAACCGGCAACCATAGTTTTGCCAATTTTCACAAGTTTCATGATTCTTTCTCCGTTCTCTTGATTTTTCATCATCATGGTTGTAATATAAAGCCATGAAATACAACTTAAAGGAGTGTTACGGATGACAGTTGAAGAATTCTTAGCTTATTTTCAAAAACATCCAAACCTGATTCCAGAGGCTCTGGAGATCATGAGGGAAATTCAAGCAAAAAAAGACTCAGTCATTGACTGAATTTTTCTCTTTGGATTTCATGAGCGTCATAATAGCGCTTCTTTCTTCAGGTGTCATCATTTGAGCCAGTTCTATAAATTCTTTCATATCATCATCGAGCTCGCCTTGCCCGGCGGGCTCTTTTTTTGTGCCCATCAGCTCCTCGACCGAGATGCCAAAATAATCGGCAATCTTTTTTCTGCTGGAAACTCTTGGAATCATTCCTCCCTTCCAATGCGAAGCCATTGATTTGGTAAATCCAAGTTCCTCCGCTACAGTGGACGGATTTTTTTCTATTTTGGTGCATAGCTTCTCAAAGTTGTCATAAAACACAAATTATCACCTCACTTTCGTGCAAAGTGCCAAAACTCACATTTGCTCATCTTTTTACTTGAATTGTGAGTAAATGTGAGTTACAATATAACTGTACTCAAGAGCGAGACCCCATCTCAGACCGCTTGAGTGCTCATGGGTTCTTCCTGAATGCTGCTTTGCGTTTCAGATGATGCCCCCTACCGCGCGACGGGCCTCAGCCATAGACCCGAAACGACCGCAAAAACGCCGTACCTCGTTTTTGCGTATACCGCCCCCATCTTGACCGTGGGGGACGGTCACACATTGCCGAGATTTTGGGCGCATGTGATCGAGTGTAATTGATTCCGCAAATCTATTATAACCCGATTGCACCCGCTTGGCAATGTTTTTTGTGGTCAAAATACGAACAATTATTCACAGGTGAGGTGGAAAAAAATGCAGACAACCGTTACGCCGGAGTGGGAATGCGAGGTCCGGAAGCGGATGAAGATTCTCGGCGTGAAGAATTACACCGTTTTGGCCGAGAAGACCGGATACAGCGAGAGCACCGTCCGGAAATACATGTGCGGCTGTTATACCAACGACAACCCCCGCGTGGGAATCGAGCAGGCGCTTGGGATGAGGTGACAAAATGGCAAGGAGTGCAATATTTGCCTGTTTTATGTGTTTTGTCGCGGGCGGATGCCTCGGCATCTTTGTGATCGTGGGTGCTTCCCGCCCCCAGAAGAAGGTTTTGCTGGGCTGGGTCGCCTATCTGCTTGTGGTTCTGGCCCTGGCTTATCGAATCGGAGGTGCATTGCTGTTATGACCTGTTACATTTTTGCGGACCTGTTGGTCCTGCTGGGGCGCGATGCTTATCACGCCCAGATGACCGAGACGCTGTTCCTGCTGTTCCTGCTGGCACCGATCGTGGCCGGTGCGCCGTACCTGCTGGCCCGGTGGGACGCATACAAGCGCGCTGACAACGCCCGGCGGCGGGCGGCGCAGCGGCGGCGGATGGAAAGGATGGCGAAGTGATATGGGCGCTCCAGGAAGATACACCCGCATCTGCGAGGACTGCGGGGTCGTGATGGAGAATGTTGGTGCAACGCGCCGGTTCTGCCCGGGGTGTCTGGCCAAGCGCAGCGCGGAGAAGGCGCGCAACGCCGACCGCGCCAAGCGGGCCGAATGGAAAGAGTGGGAGGCTCAGAGGAGAGTTGAGCAGGAACTTCGAAAGGCGTTCCCGCATCCGCAGAAGCCGACCGCAGAGAACAGCATCCAGGCTGTCAATGCCCGCGCGGAAGCGGCTGGCCGCACCTACGGCCAGCAAATGCTATTTGAACGCAGACAGAAGGAGTTGAAAGACCGTGGCGAAATCTAGCCGACCCGAAGCGTGGCACGATGCTTATACGCTGTTTCTGAAAGAGTTCGGGATGTTCCTGACCCTCGACCAGGCATCCCAGTGCACCGGCATCAAACCGCGTTATGTTTACCAGCGCTTTCCTTACGGCTGGGAAAAGGTATCGAAAGAAAAGGGCGCCCGTGGCAAGGGCAGAGGGAAGATCATTCGTCTCGACCGGCTCCTGGATCAGGTGTATGGAATTTACTAACGTCCTCGCCGAGATCGAGGGGCTGGATATCCCCTGACCCATCCCCACCACTGGCGGCAGGTGATAAAACAAGAGCCGCTGCCAGCGCGAAAGCGCACAAAGAATATTTTGGAGGTACGACACATCATGAAAAATCTGAAGGTCAAGATCACATTTGTAGAATCGATTCTGGGCACCTGGCCCAATAATCCGAACATTGCCCGCGATTATATCGCAAGCAATTCCCCGGACGCTTCCACCATTGAGGATGAAGTGGCTGCCGTGGGTGCGGATGCGGTGGCTGACAAAGGAATGACCGTTTTCCCGCGGGATTCGGCAGGCACTCCGATTTTGTACGATTACCAAATCAAGGGGTTTTTCAAAGATTCTTGCGGTATGTTGTCCAGAATCGGCGGCAAAACAGAGACCGGTAAGAAGAAAGCCGTTAACGAAAGCGGCAAGCTGACGGCTTACAAGAAGGTCATTGACGGATTGATTTTCGTTCAGCCCCGCATGATTCCCATTCATGTGAACGGCGAAATTGGCGAGTGCCAGCGCCCGCTTCGCGCACAGACCGCCCAGGGCGAACGGGTCAGCCTTGCCAACAGCGAAGAGATCCCGGCGGGCTCAACCTGTGAGTTTGAGGTGCTGTGCATGGATGACAGCCACGAAAAGGCCGTCCGCGAATGGCTCGACTACGGCATCCTGCGTGGTATTGGCCAGTGGCGCAATTCCGGCAAAGGTCGTTTTAGCTACGAGGTTGTAGAATAAAAAACAGAGTGCAATGGCAGGGCAAGACCCGGTTGGGCAAGGAAGTGCAAAGGCGCAGTACTGCGCTGAGGCGAAGAGCTGAGCAAAGGCATGGCATTGACACGACTTGCGTGGCAAAGGCATGGCATTGACAAGATGCGAAAGGCTAGGCAAAGGCAAAGCGAGGCTCCGAGGCGCCAAGCAAGGGCTACGATTAGCGCCGCGTAGCAATGCAATGGCAATGAACTGTTCCGATTAGACTAGCAAAGGCAAAGAATTGCAAAAGCTCCAATGATGGCAGGAGGGTAAATAAAAGCCATTGCCAGTGCGAAAGCGCAAAATATTTTTAGAAACGAGGTATTGAAAATGAGCTGTGAAAAATGCAGATCGAACGAACATCACACGTTCCGGCGCGAGTATAGCCGCGACGCCAAGGAGATGGGCCGGGCCATGTACAACATGTTGCTGAACGGCCCGCTGGACAAGTCGCGGGCGGTCCTCACCGTGCAGGAAACGCGGGACGCCTGCTCCTATTGCCGCTCTCTGGTCGAGAAGGACATCCGGCTGTTGGTGTACTCCTACAACCCGGATGCTCCTGCTGACGCGGATGACGTTGTGCACGAACCCACGGTCGGCGAAGTGACGCTCTGAAAGGACGGTCAAGATGCCAACAAAATCTAACTCCCGGCGGCGTGGGCCGTCTGCGGGCGTTTCTGGCGGGGTTTTGTCTGAGCCTATCAGTTTCCCGGTCAAGGGCCCGAAAGCCCGCGAGATCAAGCCGGAGGAGTGCGTGGTGCGCGTTATTGCTGCCTGCGAGGATGGAATCCGCGTTGTGGTGCTCCCGAAGGAGTCTGCCGTGCGGGACATCCTCAACGAGACATACGGCCCGCTGGGCTGGGGCGACTCGTACTACTACACCAAAAATTGGTGGAGATGCCAGCTCGAAGTGCTCTCCCCTGTCAATGGTCTTCCGGTGCGGAAGGACGCTGGGCCGATGTGCCTGCCCTCCGCCGATGTGGACCGGATGCAGGAAAACACCAGCTTTCTCCGCGCGGCGGCACTGTTCGGCGTCGCGGAGGACGTGATGGACCTGAAGCCCATCGCCCTGAAGAGCGAGCAGGTCCCGGTGGTGAAGGACCAGCACGGCGTATGGCGCGCGGCGGAAAAGCTCACGGTGGACCGTTTTGCCCGCGCTGAAGACGGACACATCCACATGGTGCAGTTTGCACTGGCCAGCGGGAAGAAAGTCTTATGGGACGAGGCGACGTTGTAGGAAGCCTCCCGGTCGTCTATGACCCAGCCCGGCAGCAGATCGTTGTGGAAAACTCGGCGGAATTTGTGAAAACACAGATCCGCCAAAAGCTGGACGATCTGGCACATGGCTCTCCGCTGCGGCTGACGCTCACCGTGGAGCGGCAGCGAAAAAAACGCTCGCTGGAACAGAACCGCATGATGTGGGCGCTGCTCACCATTATGGCTGACACGTACAACGCTGGGAAAGCTGGCGGCACCACCCCGGAAGCCTGCTATATCGAGATGCTCGAAGAATACGGCCTCGAATATGATTTTCTGGAGCTTCCGGTGGCCGCTGTGCCTATCCTGCGCAAGGCATACCGGCTGGTATACGTGGTAGAGCTGCTGGACAACGACCGCTGCACTGTCAAGGCGTCGATGGGTTCCAGCAGCTTTTCCACCGCTCAGATGACGGCCTTCATCGACGGCATTTTTGACCGTCTGGCCGAGATGGGCGTCAACGACCCGAATGTAACACGATATTGGCAGGAATGGCAGGAGGTGCCTAGGTAATGACTCGAAAACGCTTTTGCAAGCTTCTGATGGCCCACGGAATTGGCCGGAACATGGCGCAGGCCCTGAGCGGTGTGCTTATTGCGATCCGGCGCATTGGGGATGGCGACGATCTGATCCTCAAATGTGATGACGGGCACGAGTACCACATGAAGAATCTGAACTCTTACCGCACGGCATACGAAAGCTTTGAAAAGGATGGGGTGCCCCTTGTCTAAGAGCATCATGCAGACCCGGCGGGAGTGTTATGTCTGCCGGATGAAGTACAACGTGTCCACCGTGGACATGCTGGAAGAGCACCATGTGCTCAACGGCCCGCTGCGGCCAGTGGCCGAAAAGTATGGCCTGAAGGTCTGGCTGTGTCACCGGCACCACAACGAGCCGGGATACAGTGCCCATTTTGACCACCACCTTCGACTCGACCTCAAAAAGCAGGCCCAGCAGGATTTTGAGGACCTCTATGGGCACAACCGCTGGATGGCGGAAATCGGAAAGGACTATCTGAAATGCTCAACATTGTAGCGATCATGGGGCGGCTCGTCGCAGATCCTGAACTGCGCACCACCGCAAATGGCACCAACGTGTGCAGCTTCCGTATCGCCTGCGACCGGAACTTTGTCTCTCAGGGGCAGGAACGGCAGGCGGATTTTATCGACATCGTGGTCTGGCGGCAGGCGGCTGATTTTGTCTGTAAGTATTTCCAGAAAGGCAGCATGATCGCCGTGGACGGCGCATTGCAGAGCCGGAATTACAAGGACAAGCAGGGCAACAGCCGAACGGCTGTGGAGGTCGTGGCGAACCATATCAGCTTTGCCGGGCCCAGCAAGAAGCCCGGCGGGCAGGCCGTGGATGACGGCGGCGAAGCACCGCCCAAAGGCTACCGAGAGCCCGCACCAGCATATTCTCAAGGCTCCTCTGATGATTTCGCTGTGATCGACGACAATGATGACCTGCCGTTCTGACCCTCTTGGGGGGGGTAACTTGTGAAAAACACTACTAAAAAACAGAGCTATATTATGATCCTCGACTGGATGGTCGATAAGTACAAGCTCAAGGGCAACGAGCTGCTGGCCTACGCGCTGATCTATGGATTCAGCCAGGATGGCGAGAGCGAGTACAAGGGCAGCTTCAGCTATCTTTCCCGGTGGTTGGGCGCCGACCGTGCAACAATAATCCGGGTGCTCAAGCGGCTGGAAAGCAAAGGCCTGCTCACAAAACGGCAGGAACTTGTGGCCGGTCAGATGGTCAACCGGTACGTTGCCGAGGTCCCCGAAGAGGTCCAGAAGACGGTCGAAAGCAAGGACGATGCACCCGAAAATCCGGCGGAATCTCACCCGCCTGACCAGTGGCAAAACGCCACTAGTCGCAAAATGCCACTAGTGGCAAAATGCGACGGGGACCAGTGGCAAAACGCCACGGGGGGTAGTGGCAAAACGCCACCCAGTAATACTACTGGGTATACTACTGGGTATACTACTCCTTCGTGCGCGCGAGGCGCACAAGGGGGCGAACCTACCCCGAAGGATGTTTTCGCGGAGTATGCCGGAACGGACAAGCCTCTGCTGGAGGCTCTGACCCGGTTCGACGCATACCGGGCATCCCGGCGGGGCAAGGCATGGGACGCCCAGGCTGCACGAGCTGTGTGTGACAAGCTCACCCAGCTGGCGGATGAATCAAAAACAACAAAACGCACAGAGTACATGATCGCCAGCATCATGCAGAGCATCGAGGCTGGATGGAGTGTCCTGGATCACCCGAAGAGCTGGGGCGGCGCACCGAAGCTGAGAAAGACAGTGGACCGGCCCGAACCCAGCGGGAACGATTTTTTGAAAAACGCTGCACACCGGCGGTCACTCGCCCGGAAGTGCGGATAGAACAAAAACGGAGGAACCCACAATGAGAAATATGGCTAAGATCGCGATCATTAACCTCAAGGGCGGCGTCGGAAAGTCCGTCACCGCCTGCAACCTGTCCTGCATCCTGGCGGGCATCCATTCCCGGCGGGTGCTGGTCATGGATCTGGACAAGCAGGCCAACACGAGCAAATTTTTCAAGCGGTTTTCGGACACGGCAGACACGATGGGCGACGTGCTGGAACTCAGAGTCAAGCTGCCCGACGTGATCCAGCAGACCGATTTTGACGGCGTTGACATTGCACCAAGCAACATGAGCATGCTGCTGGCCAACAAAAACGTGATGTTCGACGTCCGGCGTCCGCAGGCCGACCGGCTGAAGAACGCCCTCGAACCGCTGCGAAACGATTACGATTACTGCATTTTCGACTGTCCACCCGACATCGACATGGCCACCATCAACGCTCTGGTTGCTGCTGATTACGTCATCATCCCGGTGGATTGCGACGAGTGGGCGCTGGATGGGCTGGCCGAGATCATGGATCAGGTGCGGGACATCCAGCACGGATACAACCACGAGCTTGCCGTGATGGGCGTGCTGGCCACCAAGTATTACCGGTGCCTGTATTCGACACAGGCCATCAATCAGATCGCCCATCTTGATATCCCGGCTTTCCGGAACGAGGACGGCAGCGTGATGCGCATCAACAACAGCGTCCGAGTCAAGGAGGCAAAATCGGCACATGAGCCGCTGTACAAGTTCGCACCCAAGTGCAAGCCTGCCGAGCAGTACAAAAATCTGGCAGTACGTGTGATGGAGATCGTGGAGGGAAAGTGATATGGGGTCTTTTATTTGCAGACAGCCGAACGGTTTGCTTTGCCGATTTTCCACTGTTGTTGATTGCGTGACCGACTACAACATGACCGATGAGGATTATATCGAAATGCGGGCTAATTGTGGGAGAGAAGAAGCCAAAGATATTATTAAAAACCACCTCTATCCGTTTGAAATGGTCAATAAGTATTTTGTCCCAAACAACATTACCACCGCGCACCATAAGGAAATCATGGCTGAGATGCAGAAACCTGCTGAAAAATGCGTCTGGACGCAGACTGAAGAAGATAGAGGAAAAACTATATGAGACTGATTGATGCGGAAAAAGTTGCAGAAAATTGGAAAAGCGCCGGCCAGAACTGCAAAGATGACGCCGAAAAGCTCATGATGTCCGACAAGGTAGAAGATTTTATAAAGGGCACAATCAAAGAAGCGTGTGCCGAAATGCTGATAGGCCTTGCAGATTCGCTGATGAAAGAAGTACCGGAAATCACAAATTGTAAATTTCACGAGATAGGCGAAGAAGCCCCAATGGACAAAGATTTGCTTTTGTTTGATGGCGTAAACTATGCAGTTGGAACAGCTATGCACTCAGGCGAGATGTTCAAAAAGTATGGTGACGATCTCGGATTTGATGAAGAAAGCGTGAAAAAATGGCTAGTTATCAATGAATTGGAGGAACTGCAATGAGTACTGGATTATTGAGCGGGCTTCTGAGCGTTCAGCCGGACGCCCCGGCGGGGCCTGGGATGCGGGTGGTCATGATCGACCGCAAAAACATCATTATCAACCCGGACAACCGGAAGATCTATCGCATCGGGGACGTGTCACGGCTCAAAGAGGATATCAAGACCAACGGCATCCGCCAGCCGCTGGAAGTGGTGGAGCTGGATAATGGCAATTACAAGCTGATCGGCGGAGAGCGGCGGTTGACCGCTTGCGAGGAGCTGGCCAAAGAGGGCGATACACGGTTTGAGGCTCTTCCCTGCGTCATCCTCAAGCTCAAGCATGACGATGACGAGAAGATCGCGCTCATCACGGCCAACGCTACCGCCCGCGACCTGACGGACGGTGAACGGCTGGCGCAGTATGAGACGCTCAAGGAGATTTTAACGAGGCGAAAAAGCCTCGGTGGGCTGAGCGGAAAGGTCCGTGATGAGCTGTGCAGGATCCTGGGCTTGAGCACTGGTGCAGCGGCCCGGCTAAACGCGATCTCGGAAAACTGCGGCGATGATACCAAGCGGGAGCTTCAGGCCGGGGAAATCACCCTGATGGGCGCATATCGTCGGGCACAAGAGATTATTGCGGCGCGGATGGCGCAGCAGGAAGCAGCCAAAGCCCCGAAACCAGATAAACCGGTGAACGAAAAGCCGGTCGTGTTCGACTGCAAACCAGAGTCTTCGGTAACGGTACCGCAGAATCCTGATTATGACGAATGGAATCTTCCGCTAGAGTGCCGGTTGGCAGTAGAAGAAGCCCACAAAAAAGCCAAAGAAGCCACGGCAAGCCATGGCATGCCAGAGAAACCCGAAGAATCCCGTGGGAAGGACACACTGCGCAAGCTGGCGGAAAAAGAATTGAGCCAAAAGGCCTTATGGACCTTAGACCGCAATCTGTTTATTTATCGGCTGTATTTTTACAAGCATTCTCTCCCCGGCGGGGCGGAACTGTACCGCATGGAAGATAAGCAGAAGGATGAGCATAAACGATATGCGATCATACTGCAAGATTACGAGTTTTTCACATCCGGCTGGGAAACTTACGAGGAAGCAGTCGAAAGTCTTGTCCGATACCTGAACCTGAAATAAGTGAGGCAGAACCATGAAAGTCCTTATCGCTTGCGAGGAATCGCAGGAAGTTTGCAAAGCGTTTCGTGCAAAAAATCACGAAGCCTACTCTTGCGACATTCAGGAACCATCAGGAGGGCATCCTGAATGGCACATTCTTGGAGATGCGCTCAAGGCTATTGAGGGGGGGCAAATCGTGACGATGGACGGCGTAGAGCATGACATCGGGAAATGGGATTTGCTCATTGCGCACCCGCCTTGCACTTATTTGACAAAAGCCGGCGGAAATAGGTTAGTGATTGACGGCAAAATTCAAGCAGAGCGATATAAAAAAGGATGCGATGCACGAGATTTTTTCATGAAGTTCTGGAATGCCCCGGTGGATAAAATAGCAATAGAAAATCCGATACCAATGAGAATCTTTGGATTGCCAGAATACAGCCAGATCATTCAGCCGTATATGTTCGGAGAGGAATACATGAAAACGACGTGCTTATGGCTGAAAAACATTCCGGGACTGTTCGCCACAGATATCGTTATACCTACGTCGAAATGGGTCTCGTCGTCAGATCATCGTGCGGTGAAACGAAAAGACGCATGGTCTCAAAGTGGCCATAGAACAGCGAAACAGCGAAGCAAAACATTTTCCGGCATTGCAAAAGCCATGTCTGAGCAGTGGGGATAGATAATTTTTATAAAAACTAAGGAGGAACCACAATGGAGCCGCTGACGCCACGAGAATTTCGGAAATTGTATGCTATCCCTTACGACATCGAAAAACGTCAGCGGCGCATTGAACAGCTCGAAGCAATACAGGCTGACGGCCCGCAGAGCGCCTCCGATGTGGTCAAGTCTTCCAGCGGTGAGGGGAACGCCTGCATCCTGAGTCACGCGACCGTGACCGGAACGGACATTTCCTTCACCCGGCGGGAAGATGAGATCAAGCGGCTCAAGCGGACCAACGTCCAGCAGCGGAAAAAGTACATGTATGGTCTGAGCCTTATTGAGAGCTGCGATGACTGCGAGCTGCGGGCGCTGCTCACGGCAGTCTGCACGGAAGGCAAAAAGCCGCAGATCGTGGCAGTCGAGCTTATGGAGAAGGGAATGGATGTTGGTCCTGAAGCCATTCGAAGCCGAGTGGATCGGTGGATTAAGAAGAATGTGAGGTAAGGCAAATGAAAAATTGTCCTGTGTGTGATTTTATTAGACAATCTAAAGACGCTTTGGAAGAACTTGGCGGATATGTGTCCTTCGGGTGCTCTACAATAGCGTGGTATCATAGAGATGATAATCTAATATATTCCATGAACAGTAACGGAACAACTCAACTTTTATATTGCCCTAATTGCGGACTCCCGATAAATGAAATCCAGAGAAATCCAGAGCATCTAAAGGAGACCAATAATGACAGATGAAGGCTTCCGACGGCTTGCAAGTGATTTGAAGTGCGGCCTGATTACTGTGGACCAAATTCGAGCGGCAGGATTAGATCGAGAAGTAAAGGATTATCTGGATTCTTCCCAATACGCCTATATTGAGACTATGAGAAAAGATGACCTTGAAAGAAGAAAAAATTCTGACACGATAAACCCACTGCACTACGAGATGTGCAAAGATTCTTCTGATCCATGCAAAGGCTGCTCAAATCTTACGTCGTTATATGCGGATGATAAAGTTGTTGAGCAATTCTGTGAAGACCGCACCTGCCCCATCTGGCTCAAAGACCATCCAAAAGATAAAATCAAACAGGTCAAAACGCTCACAGTCGAAGAGTGGAGGCGGAAAGTAGCAAAAGAGGAAGAGCCTGCAAACCCGTGTGCGGGGTGCAAGTTCCGGAAGTACCACGATTGGTTAGAACCAACATGGAAAGGACCCTCTGCCCATTACTACGACTGCGAAAATCCATCCTGCCCGAATTGGAACCGGCTGTGGTGGCGAAACAACGATGATGGCTCACCTCTTCTGGATCAGGAACCTATCAAGCTGAAGAGAAAGATTCAACACGCGGCCTATGCGCTGGTAACGTGGATGAACAATGCTATCAGCACAATTTCAGAAGAAATCTAAAAAATATTTCAAAGTATTCAAGTAAAACAGGCAAATTCAGTTCAAATAAGTCATACTTTCAAAAGCGCGTTTCTCGCAGCATCGTAATTCCCGTGCACGAAATGCACGGATTGCAGCAAAACGCACGAAATGACCGAAATGACCGAAATGCACGATTTGACCGGATTGCGCATTTTTAATGTGCTATAATCAAAATGCGGTTATTGGGTGAAAGCCCAAGAAACCGCTCATTGTGGATTCGGACTTCCCGGCGGGAATCATAGAGCGGTCGAACCTTACCGCACTCAATGGGACCAGCGCCGTCCGCTTCAAAACCCAGCGGCGCATGACGAACAAGATATCACATCCACCCGGCGGGGTGTCCACAGTGGACACATTTCAAAAAAGAAAGGAGCTGCACAATCATGGGGAACGTTATGGAGAACCTGATCGAAACCATTTACAAAACGATTGACGTGATGAAAACATTGGGCTGCATCCTTTCTGACCTCTTCCGAACGAAGTCTATGTTCTGGATGCGGAAAAACAAGAAAATCGTAATGATGCGGCGGCATTCCCGCTGCCGCTTTGTAAAGAAGACCTGTCATAAGATGCGGCATCGTGAGCCGCGGGCAGAGATCGGAGGAACCGGCTGTATCTAAGGCGCGACCGACCTGCTATTCGGCGAACACTTACTGACATCATTAGGTACGAGATCACTTAAAAATTTACGGCGGCTTTTCAAGCAACTGCAAAAGGCCGCCGTTTTTATGTCGCTTTAGCTCAACCGGAAGAGCTGACGGCTCATAACCGTTTGGTTGCAGGTTCAAATCCTGCAAGCGGCATTCTATAAATTCCCGTAGCTCAATTGGTAGAGCATCGGTCTCCAAAACCGAAGGCTGAAGGCTCGGTCCCTTCCGGGAATGCCAGGCGCGCACCCTATGAGGGGGCGGCGCGAATAGCGGGGCATCCAGCCGCGAAAGTTCTGGATGCAGCGGAACCTTATCTCTTGAGCCTCCTGGCGAAATTGATATGCGGTGGAATGCAAGGTTCCGCTTATTTTGAATTTGGCTTGAAATGGCACGAGTGTATAACTTGAGCGGTTTCAGGCTTTTTGTTTTGCCAGAAAGGAGGGATTCACTATGAAATATGGCGTTCCGTATCAAGGGAGCAAGAACAAAATTGCACAGTGGATTATCTCCAATCTCCCCTCTGGGGACACACTGATCGACCTGTTTGCTGGTGGCTGTGCCGTTACCCATGCCGCGATACTGTCTGGAAAATGGAACCGCATTGTCGCGAATGACATCGGTGATGCGCCGCAGTTGTTCATGGACGCTATCCACGGAAAGTATGCCAACGAAAAGCGTTGGATTAGCCGTGAGGAGTTTCACCGAATAAAAGATTCCGACACTTACGTTTCGCTTTGTTGGAGTTTCGGAAACAATCGAAGCAGCTATCTCTATGCCAGGGAAATCGAGCCGTGGAAGAAAGCTCTTCATTTTGCAAGAGTGCATAATGATTATAGTCTATTTCGTGAGTTCGGAATAAAAACAACCGGAAGCAAAAAAGATATTTTAGAAAACGAATCCGTATATAAAGAAAAATACATAAAATGGTGGCTTTCTCAGCAACCATATAAAGCGGATAAACTCGAAGAGCTTATTCGCCAAACGGAGTCGGACATAAAAAAATCGGAAAAGGTTCTTAGAGATTATCTTTTAGCCGGATTAAAACAATCTGGAATTTCGCAATCTGAAGTTCAAAAAAGACTCGGAACGCAAATGGCTGGGCATTATTTTGGCCGCTCTCAATGGAGCTTTCCGACAAAGGAAATGTATCAAAAAATGCAGACATTTATGCCATATCCGACCGAGTATGAAGAACTTACAGAACTATACAACCTGAAAAAAAGTCTGGAAAGTCTGCAAAGTCTGCAAAGTCTGCAAAGTCTGCAAAGTCTGGAAAGTCTGGAAAGTCTGGAAAGTCTGGAAAGTCTGGAAAGTCTGGAAAGGCTGGAAAGGCTGCAAAGGCTGCAAAGTCTGGAAAGGCTGCAAAGTCTGGAAAGGCTGCAAAGTCTGGAAAGGCTGGAAAGGCTGGAAAGGCTGCAAAGTCTGCAAAGGCTGGAAATACTGCAAAAAGATTATGCGAAAGTTCAAATCCCGGATGACGCAATTGTGTACGCAGACCCACCATATAAGGGAACGGACAGCACCGGCTATAAATGCGAGTTCGACCATATGGCTTTTGAACAATGGCTGGAAAAGGTTCCGTTTATGGTGATCGTCAGCGAATACGAAGCGCCTGCTGGATGCGTAGAAATTGCAAGCATAAAGAAGCAATCCACTATGGGCGCTGGTAACAAAGGCGGGTGCAAAACCGAGAAACTATTTGTTCAGGAAAGGTTCTCGAACAAATATAAAAGCCTAATGCTGCTGGAACATGGGCAACAACTGACAATGCTATGACCGAACGATTATTGAATTGGCTCAAGGGCCTGATTGCATCCGGCGATGTGCATTCGTTCTACTGCTCTTCGCAGTGGGTGCGGCTGTCGCATGAGGTGCTGGACATGGACAAGCACGAGTGCCAGATTTGCAAGCAGCGCGGTCGATACCGGCGCGCCGACCTGGTCCATCATGTCAACCATGTCAAGGACGCACCGGAAAGGGCGCTGGACATCTGGTATACAGATGCAGACGGCAACCGGCAGCGCAACCTTATCAGTGTATGCAAGGACTGCCATGAGACGGTCTGCCATCCAGAGCGGATGCGCAGATGCAAAAGCGCTCCGCCGTTGACGCGCGAGCGCTGGGACTGACCGGCTGTGTGAATCTTTCTCCTATGCCCGGTGTCCACCGTGTACACCCCCCTCCCAAAAAAACGGGGTGAGCGGGTCGGGGCCTTACTCGTGGTGTCCCTCGACTTTCCAGCTTTCCTCTCGCGCACACGTGCGCGCGGGAATCGTTGTGATGTTGCACAAAATTTGACGAAAGGATGATTCCATAGTGAAAACGGCAAAACCGCCCTCTCTTACTGCGGCTTGCAAAAAGTACAGCAAAGAATTGAAGGAAATCGAGGATGCGGCGAAAGCGGCAAACTGCGACACAAACTTTTTGTACCGCTCGACGCTCGACCGCTACGTCACCCAACTGGATCTGTTGACGCAGGCACAGACGGACATGAACAAAAATGGCCTGACCGTCACGAAAGTCACGCCAAAGGGTGCCGAAATGGAAATCGCCAATCCTGCTATTCAAATCTATAACCAGACGGCCAGCGCGGCAAACTCCACCGTTTCGACCCTGCTGCGCGTCATCCAGCAGTTCAAATTTATGGTGGCGAATGCCGGTGAGGACGATGACCTCTAACATTCCCCCGGAGATTTTGGAGTACATCGAGCAGGTGGAGGCCGATAATCCTCGCGCCTGCCGGGAGCAGCATGCGCTTGTTGCGCTTGTGCGGCGCATTTTTGAAACAGAAGACGTTCATGTGGATACCGAGCGAATGCGGAAATATTTCCGCCTCGCCCGGTATTTTCCGTATGACAGGCTTTTTCCGTGGCAGACCTTTGTGCTGGGGCTGTGGTTGTGCACCTACCGCGCAGATAATACCCCCCGCTTCAAAACGCTGTTTGCAATGGTGGGTCGTGGTGCGGGCAAGGACGGCGTGATCGCCATTTCTTCGGCGGCGCTCATCAGCCCATACAACCCGGTCCCGCATTACAATGTGGACATCTGCGCCAACAACGAGGAACAGGCCGTCACCCCCGTCAAAGATATCGTGGAAGCGCTGGAAAATCCGACCTGGGAAGCAAAATTGTCAAAATATTACTACCACACAAAAGAGATCCTTCGGGGCCGCAAAAACCTGGGCGAGGTCAAAGGCCGAACCAACAACCCGAAGGGCCGTGACGGTATGCGTTCCGGTGCGGTCATCTTCAACGAGGTCCACCAATACCAGAATTACGACAACATCAAAGTCTTCGTCACCGGTCAGGGCAAAGTTGCCGAGCCGCGCGTGGGCTTTTTTACTTCCAACGGCGACGTCAGCGACGGCCCGCTGGACGACTATCTTGCACGAGGCCGCAGGATCCTGTTTGAGGGCGAGGCGGATGAGGGCTTTTTGCCGTTCATCTGCTGCCTGGACTCGAAAGACCAAGTGCACGATGAAAACAATTGGTGTATGGCAAACCCATCACTCCCCTACCTGCCCCACCTGATGCAGGAAATTCGGGACGAGTACCGCGACTGGCGGGAGCGCCCGGAACAGAACGGTGATTTCATGACGAAACGCATGGGCATCCGGGATGGGGCCAAAGAAATCGCCGTCACCGACTACGAAAAGGTCAGGGCCACCAACACCCCCATGCCAGACCTGGCCGGGTGGAGCTGCACGGTGGGTATCGACTATGCCGAGTTGAGCGACTGGGCGGCGGTCAACCTCCACTTCCGGCGCAGCGACAAGCGCTTCGACATCAATCACGCCTGGATCTGCGCACAGAGCAAAACACTGACCCGCATCAAGGCCCCGTGGAAAACGTGGTGTGATATGGGCGTGTGCACCTATGTGGACGATGTAAGCATTTCTCCGTATTTGCTCACGGATTACATCCGGGATTCCGGGCGCATCTACAACATCAAAAAACTGGCGCTGGATAACTTCCGCTACACCATGATGGCCGAAGCGTTGCAGAGCATCGGATTTGACGCAAAGGATAAGACCCGCGTGAAGCTGATCCGTCCCAGCGACATCATGCAGGTGGACCCGGTGATCCAGGACTGCTTCGACCGAAGCCTTTTTACCTGGGGCGATTTGCCTCAGCTGCGCTGGGCAGTCAACAACACAAAACGTGTGCGCAGCAGCCGCAGTCAGGGCGTGGATACCGGAAACTTCGTCTATGCGAAGATCGAGGCAAAATCCCGAAAAACAGACCCCTTTATGGCCTTGGTAGCTTCCATGGTCATCGAAACCGAGCTGGGCACCGGACAAGTTCAGCTACCCAAAATCGGAGCAATATGCTGGTAAGGAGTTCAAACCATGTCATTTTCCGAAAAAGTAAAAGAGTTCTTCGGATTTCAAAAATCCGATGGGCTCAAGCTCCCCGCGCAGCATGTGGATGAGACTAATGTGCCCATCAACGCCTCGGCGGTAAAAGCCTCCCTTGCCGACTGGATGACCTGTTGGGAGGAATACCGCCTGCGGGATCTGGCGTTCAACTGCTGCGTGAACCTCATCGCAAAAGCGATTGCAAACTGCGAGTTCAAGACGTTCGAGCGCGGACAGGCCGTTAAAAAAGATTACTATTACATGCTCAACGTGGAGCCGAACGTCAACGAAAACAGCACGGCGTTCTGGCAAAAGGTCGTCTACCGGCTCTATAAAAATAATGAGGCGATGATCCTTGCCACCCAGCGCGGCGGCATGCTGAATCTGGTCGTGGCAGACAGCTGGACGAAGCCGGAATACTTTCCGACAGCGGAAAACATCTACCGGCAGATTCAGGTGGGCGATGAACCGTACACCCGCGACCTGAAGGAAAGCGAGGTCATCCACCTTGTGCTCAACAGCGCCGATGCAAAGGCGGTGGTGGATGCGCTCTATACCAGTTACAACAAGCTGCTGGAAGCGAGCATGAAAAATCACAGCTGGAATGCTGGCCAGCACATGAAAGTGCATGTTTCGCAGGTCAATTCCGGGCAGGACAATTTCGAGGAGCTGTTTGCGCAGCGGTTGAACCAGCAGTACAAGCCGTTCCTGCAAAATGATTTTGGCATTCTGCCGGAATTTGATGGTTACGACTTTCAGCAGTTCTCGGAATCAGGCAAGACCGGCGACACGCGGGATATCCGGGCGCTTGTGGACGACATTTTTTCTTTCACGGCGCGGGGGTTCGGCATCCCTCCCGTCCTGGTTCAGGGCGAAGTTGCCGGGATCAGCGACGTAGTCACGCATTGGCTCACAACCTGCATCGACCCGCTGGCGGCACAGATCAGCGAAGAGCTGAACCGCAAGCTGTATGGACGCCGAGTCTGGCAGCGCGGCGACCGCGTGAACGTGGATACCTCGACCATCCAGCATTTCGACATCCTGAGCAATGCGGACAAGATTGAAAAAATCGTGGAAAGCGCGGCATGGAGCATCAACGAGCTGCGTGAAAAGGTTGGAGATTCCACCATTACAGAGGACTGGGCAAACATCCATTGGATGACCAAAAACATTGCAACGGTAGAAGCTATTGCTCGCAATGCCGCGACCGAAGCCAACCAAAAGGAGGACAAGAACAGTGCCTAAACCGTATTTTGATATGCAGCAGAGCGGCGAGGAAGCCAACATCTATATTTTTGGCGACATTACCAGTTTCCGGTGCATCGAAAATGATGTCAGCGCCTATCACCTGGCCAACCAGCTGGAGCAGGCCGGGAACCTTGCCGAGATCAACGTCCATGTGGACAGCTATGGCGGCGAGGTCTCGGAAGGCTTTGCGATTTACAACGCCCTGCGGGCCAAAAACGCACAGATCACGACCTACGCCGACGGATTTGTGGCCAGCGCGGCCATCTACCCGTATCTGGCCGGTACGCAGCGCATCGCCAACAATGTGAGCGCATTTTATTTCCACCCCGTCATTGGCGGCACCTACGGATATTCCGAAGACCTCCGCGAGGCTGCGGATGAACTGGACAAGCTGACCGAGATCGGCCTGGGTGCGTTTACAAACGCGGGCATGAAGGAGCAGGCGGCGCGGGACCTCATCAACAGCAAAACGTGGTACAGCCCCGAAGCTGTGCTGGAAATGGGCCTTGCCACCAGCATCCAGAAGGGTGTGCGCGGCGACGAGGCCACCCAGAGTGTGCACGACATGCTCATCCGTCAAACGCTGGCCGTTCCATCCCCGGCACTTAAAAAGCCGCCCCAGGAACCGCCCGCTCCACCCCAGAACAACCTGCTGAGCTTGTTTTCGAAGCTCTGACCAAACCGTAAAGGCGTGTCCAAACTGGACACGCCTTTTTGAATACCCAAAAAGGAGACATCAACATGAATCTGAAAGACATGTACCAGAAGAATCAGAAACTGTCTGATCTGCGCCAGCGGCTGGCCGCTGCCATCAAAGACAACAAGCCCGACGAACTGTCTGACGTCTTTTCGGAGATGTGCCAGACCATCGGCGACATCAATGCAGAGGAGTACGAGGCCAAGCTGAACGGTCTGAGGCAGGAACTCGACAACTCTGCTCTGTATGCGCGCGGCATCCGGCAGCTGACCACGGAAGAGAAGGAATACTACCAGAAGATCAGCGACGCCATGCGCAGCGAGAACCCGAAGCAGGCCCTCGAAAACGTGAGCGTCGTTTTCCCGCAGACCATCATCTCCCGCGTCATGGAAGACCTGACCGAGAGCCATCCTCTGCTGAGCAAGATTCAGTTCACCCCGACCGGCGGCGCCATCCGGATGATGCTAAACACCGACGGCCGCCACAAGGCCGCATGGGGTAAGCTGTGCGCAAAGATCATCGAAGAGCTGACCTCCGGCTTCAAGGAAGTTGACGTCGGCCTGTACAAGCTCTCTGCGTTCATCCCGGTCTGCAAGGCTCAGCTGGACCTCGGCCCCGAATGGCTGGACCGCTATATCCGCGCCATCCTGGCCGAAGCACTCGCCAACGGCCTGGAAGACGGCATCGTGATGGGCGACGGCAACGACAAGCCCATCGGCATGATCCGCGATGTGAGCGAGAGCGCTTCCGTTGTCGGCGGCGCATACCCCGAAAAGGCCAAGATCAAGGTCTCGGATTTCGAACCCACCACCATGGGCAAGCTGGTCGCTCTGCTGGCCGTCACCCCGAACGGCAAGGACCGCAACCCGGATGACCTTATTCTGCTGGTCAACCCGCAGGATTACTATGAGAAGGTCATGCCCGCCACCACGATCCGCACCCCGGACGGCACCTATCGCAACAACGTCCTGCCCTACCCTGCCACCATCATCCCGGTTTCCGCTCTGCCGCGCGGCCAGGCTGTGTTCGGCGTGGGCCGGCTGTACTTTGCAGCGGTCGGCATGAACAAGGGCGGCAGGCTGGAGTACGATGACTCCTATCGTTTCCTGGAGGACGAGCGCGTCTACCTCATCAAGCTGTATGCGAACGGCTTCCCGGTGGACAACAATGCTTTCCTGAACCTCGACATTTCCGGCCTGCGCCCGCTGCATTACAAGGTCGAGACCGTCACCTCTCCTACCCCGTCCGCTGACGCCAACCTGGCCTCCCTGAAGCTGGGCAACCTGACCCTGACCCCGGCCTTCAGCGCGACCACTGCCAGCTACACTGCAACAACCGATACGGCCTCCAATGTCATCACTGCCACCCCCGCAAACGCCGGTGCGACCGTACAGGTCAAGGTCGGCAGCAAGATCATCGAGAACGGCAAGTCTGCCACCTGGGCCGAAGGCTCCAACACGGTGACCATCAACGTGACGGCGGAAGACGGCACGACCACCAAGGCTTACACCGTCACCGTCACTAAGTCCTGACCTTATGACGACCGTATGGGATGGCATCCGGGACGTGCTGCTCCCGGATATCAAGACCTATCTCGACATCACATGGGATGACGACGCAGTGGACACGAAGGTCTGGAACCTCACCGTGGGCGGTATGTCCTATCTGGACGGCAAGATCGGCGAGCCACAGGACTACACCGCGCCCGGTCTGCACCGGGACCTGCTCATGGATTACGTCCGCTACGCCCGCGACGGCGCGGCGGATATCTTTGAGAACAATTACCGTCATCTCATTCTAGCAGCGCAAAACGAAAGGCGGGTGAGCGCTTATGCCGCGCAAAATGCCGACCAGACCAACGAATGACATCTCGCAGAACTTCAACGCAGGCGTTTTGGCCGTTTTTTCGACCGAGGACGTCGCCGATGTCGGCCACCAACCCAAAATCAAGCTGAAAAGGAAGCTCTCGGCCTGCTACGAAGAGCAGCGGCTCGGCATCAACCGGCTGTATCTCAGCCGCCAGAACCTTGCGGAGATCGTCCGCGTGGTGCGGGTGCCGCGCGCCCCGGTGCAGATCAGTAGCCAGGACGTGGCCCAGACCGAAGACGGCCAGTATTATCGCATCGACACGGTGCAGGTGGTGGAAAACTGCCACCCGCCCTCGATGGATATCAGCCTGCGGGCCGTCGAGGAAGATTTCGACGACCGCATGAAGGAGGATGGCAAATGACGTGGAGCGAGTGCATCATCGCAGCCCATACCGCCGTCACCGACCAGGTGAGCCATGGCGGGCGGATGAAATCCAAGCGGTATTTTGTCTGGCAGGAAGACGGAGCCTCCGATTTTGAGGCGGAAGGCAAGCACGTCGAAGGCTGCGTCACCGGCACGACTGATCTTTTCACCCAGAACGAATTCGACCCCTGGCGCGAGGCGCTGGAGCAGTCGTTCGACTCGTTCGATTCCATCGCCTGGCGGCTGAACAGTATCCAGTTCGAGGCCGACCGGGGCATCTGGCACTACGAGTGGAGTTGGGAGGTGGCCGGTTGTGGCTAAGATCACCTCCAAAAAGGCCAACGACTATCTTGCCCAGCTGGAAAAGCTGACTAACGAAACGGACAGCATCTGCAAACACGCGGTCTATGAGGGCGCAAAAGTCGTGGCCGATGCGATCAAACAGTCCATCGACGCGCTTCCAGTCCAGGCACCACCGGCAAAACAGTCGTATTTCTATCTGTCGCAGGAATCCAGAGATGCGGGAGAAAAACTGCATGGAATTTCTGAGGCACAGAAAAAAGGCTTGCAAGAGGGCTTCGGCATCACAAACATGCGCCACGAAAACGGTGCCTGGAACGTCAAAATCGGCTTTGAGGGCTACAACGAAGTCCAGACAAAGACCTATCCGAACGGCCAGCCGAACGCGCTCATTGCCCGCAGCGTTGAAAGCGGGAGCAGTGTGCGAGACAAAACGCCTTTTATCGCCCCGGCTGTCAACGCCTGCCGGAAAAATGCGCAAAAAACCATGGAAGTGGTAATCCAAAAGCAAATCGAAGCCATCACGAAGAAATAAACCCAAAGAAGGTGTCCACCGTGGACACCTTCTTCTTTTTTTATTTGGAGGAAAAAACATGCCTGAGAATCCGAAAAGCATTGTGACGACCGGTTTTTCCAACATCCATGTCGCGCTGTATGCAGCCGACGGTGGGAATGTCACTTACACTGGCGTCCGCAAGCTGAGCCGCTCGGTGAGTATGAGAACCGATATCTCGACCAGCGACGATAACAACTTCTACGCTGACGACCGGCTGGCCGAGACCGAGACCGGCTCTGCCTTCACGGACGGTTCCGGCACGATGACCATTGACGGCCTGACCCCGGACGACGAAGCCTTCCTGATGGGCCTGAAAGCGGGCAACCCGGTGCAGGTAGACAGCAGCAGCGTTGAGACGCTGGAGTATGGCGCGGAGATGGAGCCGCCTTACATCGGCATCGGTGCCGTGAAAAAGGGCCAGCGGGACGGCAAGAGCTACTGGGGCGCCATTATTCTGGCAAAATGCCGCTGCAAGGTGCCCGGTGACGACGCCACCACGCAGGAGGATCAGATCGACTGGCAGACCCAGGACATCCACTTCACCATCATGCGGGACGACAGCGCGAAGAACCGCTGGAAGATCATCCCGAAGACCCTGTTCACGACCGAAAGCGCGGCAGTGGCCTTTGTCAATAAAGCTCTGGGAGGCGAATAACGGATGAACGACAAGTATGTTGTGTGGACGAATATCAAGGGCAAGAAATTTCCGCTCTGTCTGACCATCGGGGCGGCGGATGTGCTGGAAAAAACGTTTGGCAATGTCAACGCGGTCGTGGAGAGCGTCACCGCTCACGCCGACAAGCAGGAACTGGCCGAAATGATGCGCGTGATCCTGACCGTGCTGCGCCCGCTGGCGGAAGCTGGCAAGGCGTATCTCGCCGCAAGCGCTTCGTTTTCCGGCGAAAAGCCGAAAAACACCGAAGACCTTCCGGCAGATGATGTTCTTCAGGCGATTTTGTCCGGTACTGAGATCGTCGAGCTCTGGGCCGACGTTGCCATGGCTCTGCGCGGCGGGTCCTCCCGCGATGTGGAGGTCGCAACGGATAACAACCCAAAAAACGGCGAAACCGCCATGTGATCCGGCTGAATACCACATGGTATCTGTATTACGGCCGAAAGCTCGGCATGACAGAACGCGAAGTTCTCGCCTGCCCGCTTGGCCGAATGCTGGATTATATGGCGTGTATGCAGATCGAGAACGGTGCAGACCAGAAAGTCTATGCCGATCTCGATGCGCTGGCGGCGATACGATGAGGAGGTGGTAGCGCTTGGCAAAAACGGACATTGGCCCACGAATCAGCGTTGAGGGCGAGAGCGAATACCGCAAACAGATGCAAAACATCATCCAGCAACAGAAGGAGTATTCCTCTGAGCTGAATCTTGTCACTGCACAGCTTGGAAAAAACGCCACCGCACAGCAAAAGGCCTCCTCCATTGCCTCTGTGCTGAAAAAGCAGATCCAGAATCAGGAATCTGCCCTTTCAGCGCAAAACACGATGCTTCAAAAAGCAGTTACCAAATGGGGCGACGCCAGCAAAGAAGCATCCGGATTCCGCACTGCGATCAACAAGACCAGCGCCGAACTGGCAACCCTCAAAAGTCGCTTGTCTGACGCAGAAAACGGTCTGGGCGAATTTTCGGACCAGACAAAAACGGCCGGCGACGACCTTGCTGCCTCTGTGACGGCGGGCACGTTGGCCGCAAAAGCCTATGCGACCATCGGCAGCGAACTGCTGTCGGCAGGCAAAAAGGTCGTTGAAGCGGGTGTCAGCTATAACGCCCAGCTGGAACAGTATCAAACGGCACTGACCAACATGCTCGGCAGCGCATCCGATGCGGAAAACGCACTGGAGCAGATCAAGCAGGACGCGGCCCGGACCCCCTTCGACACGGCGGGCCTTGTCAAGGCCAACGAGCTGCTGATCTCGACCGGCGTTGATGCAGATTCTTCCCGCAAGGTCATCCTCGCGCTGGGCGATGCGGTCTCTGCAACCGGCGGCGGCAACGAGGAGCTGAGCCGGATGGCCCAGAACCTCCAACAAATTAAAAACGCCGGAAAGGCCACGGCAGCAGACATCAAACAATTTGCCTATGCGGGCATTGATGTCTACGGCATTCTGGCCGACTACACCGGCAAATCGACCGCCGAAGTGCAGAAAATGACCGTCACCTATGACGTGCTGACCGCTGCACTGGAAAAGGCCTCAGACGAGGGCGGACGGTACTACAACTCCATGTCCACCCAGAGCGAGACGCTCAACGGCCGGATGTCCACGCTGACGGATAACGCCACCCAGCTGGCGGGTCTTATGACTGCTGATCTGACCGACGGCATCAAAATGGTCGTTGGCAACCTCAATGATATGACCGTTGCGGCGACTGAAGCATACAAAACGGACGGCTGGGTCGGTCTGGCAAAGGAGATCGCGTCGCTGAATCCTCTGATCTCAGGCGTAATCAGCGAGATGTCTGCTTTGGGCGATGGACTGTCTACCATTGCCCAAAATGCGATCAGTGTCCTCGATCAGTGGAGCTACAAGCTCAACAAGGCGCTGGGCAAGGACGCCTATGCAGGGTATGACAGCTACGAAGACTACCGCTCACAGACGGACAGCCAGAAAAACAAAAACCGCCGAAGGCAAGAAGCCCTGGCCGGAAAAGGTATCTCAAACCAAAAGCAATACGACCGGCTGCATCCGACCGTAAAGCCCCCGACAAGCAGCGGAAGCAATACGCCGACCGGGAGCACGACCCAAAAAAACAAAAAGGCCGCTGCCGACCAGAAGAAGCTCGCCAAAAGCGTGACCGAAACCAACACCCAACTGTTGGAGGGCACCGGCAACATTGTCGGGGCTATCAAGCAGGTGACGGAAACCGCCGATAACACCTACAACGTCTACGACGGAACGACCAAGCAGCTCAAAGGCACGACGCAGGAAACCGCCCAGACCGTCACCCGGACATGGACCGAGATGGTGGACGGCATCCAGAAAAACTACAAACAGGTCGTCACCCTGTTAAACGGCGTGGAGCAGAGCAGCAAAACGACCGTTGAAAACGTCAATCAGACCCTTTCCAGTTCCAGCACGAACACGGAAAAGCTATCCGGCGTGGAAGGCGTGGAAGGAACTCTGAATCGTACTACCCAAACCACCCAGGAAATCCAAAAAGTCTGGAACGAATCCACCGGCCAGATGGAGGACAAAGTGGTCTCCACGGGCAAAGTGGTTACAGAAACGTTCAACCGTGTCAAAGACGGCGCGCTTGAGGCTGTCACTCAAATCAAGACATTTGACGAAGCAGGAAACCTCCTGAGCACAAAAGAGCAGACGGCGAATGTCGAACGTTCGAACACCTCAACCAGCACCAAGACTCAGAAAATCTATGGCCAAGAGGGTGTACAGGGAGCACTGGAACGCACCACTCAGACCACAAAAGAGCTGCAAAAAGTCTGGAATGAAGAGCTTGGGCAGTACGAGGATAAAATGGTGGAGACGGGCAAAACCGTCACCGATAGTTTTATCCGGATGAACAACGGCATCGCCGAAGCGGTTACTCTTACCACAACGTATATCGGAGACCAGGTCGTTGATACACAGGAGCATATAGAACCCCTGAAAGAAGAAATCATCGGCGTTCAGGGTACGGTGGGCAGCTTCTCGCAGTTCATCCTTGACCTCGATACGAAACTGGGCGGTCTGGAACAGGCGGCTTCCAACCTGAGCAAAAGCCCGCTCGGAAGCTGGTTTTCGGACTTGGCGAAAGGATACCGCGCAAGCGACAGCTTTTTTGACAACATCGACGTGCCAGGCCTGATTGTAGGAGGGCTTGTTTCAGCGGCTACAGGTTACATGAAGGGCGGCATACCGGGAGCAATCGCAAGCGCGGGCCTGTCCATTGTTGGCAACCTGATCGGGACAAATCTTTCCGGTCTGGCCAATGAGTCGAACAACTGGGGCGCAGACCTTGTCACCGGCATGGCGAACGGCATGAAAGAGGCTGGCGGATTTTTGGCCACTGCCGCCAAAGGGCTGGCCGAGACCGTGAAAAGTTTCCTGCATTTCTCCCGCCCGGATGTCGGCCCGCTGCGGGAATATGAGCAGTGGATGCCGGACATGGTCAAAGGCATGGCCAAAGGGATCACCGATAATGCCTATGTGCTGCGCGACGCAGTGCGCGGGCTGAGCGGCCAGATGGAAACTCAGCTCACCTATGACGTGGGCCGGGCCAGCTCTGCGCTCACCACGGCTTACAACACCCGGCGCATCAGCATGGGCGGCGTCAGCATCAGCATCTACCCGCAGGAAGGGCAGGACGCTGAGGAGATCGCCCAGTACACCATCGACAAGCTGCAAATGATGATCAATTCGGAGGCCTCCGCCAATGGAGAAATACCTGTATTTTAACGGCCACAGCTCGGACGAGTATTTCTGCCACATCGAGCACAAGCCGGAGATCCCGGTCCCGGAAGCCAAATACGAGGAGTATGAGGTGCCGGGCCGAAACGGAAAGCTCCATGCTGACCTTGGCTATTACGACAATATCACCGTGACGTATCAACTGTATTTCCACGGCAAAAACCCGACGGCGGAAGACGCCCGCACCGTCAAGAAATGGCTGGCCGGAACGCCGGGAGCACATCAGCTCTCCGATGGATACGACCCGTCGTTTTTTTATTTCGCCACGGCCAAGCCGGGCAGCATCTCGAACATCCTCAACAAGTACGGCCGGCTGTCGGTGGATTTTGACTGTGATCCGCGCCACTTTCTCGTGTCAGGCTATCAGGCTGCGGCACTGGAAAACGGACAGACCCTTCTCAACCCGCTGGATCAGGTGGCACTCCCCTATCTGGAGATCACCGGAAACGGCGCAGAGGGAAAAGTCGTCGTCAACGGCGTGGAATTTGCCGCCATGCCCCCGGCAGACCGGGTACTCTATGCCGACTGCGAAAACTGGGACGCCTACGTCACAGGCGGCACCAATGCCAACGCGCTTGTCGGCGGCACCTGGCCCACGCTGCGGTCGGGCGAAAATACGATCAGCTGGAGCGGCGGCGTGACCGGCGTGACCCTGACTCCAAGGTGGTGGACATTATGACGCCGATCTTACACGAGGCCGATGTAACATCCATCGGCAATTACGGTCTGGGCGCGCTGAAAGACGCCCTGAGCTGCACCGTCAGCTGCGAAGAGAACGGTGCGTATGATCTGACCCTCATCTATCCAATGACCGGTCTCCATGCGGAGCTGCTGGCCGAACGCAGGCTCATCAGCGCGGCCCCGTCCCGGTACGAAAACCGGCAGCTGTTCCGCATCTACCGGATGACGCGGCCCATCGACGGCAAAATCCAGGCCTATGCGCATCACATTTCGTATGACCTCAACAACTGTATCGTCAAGCCTTTCACGGCTGCGTCGTTGAGCGAAGCCATCACAAAACTCAAGGCCGGAATCGTAGGAGACTGCCCGTTTGATATTTCGGCCAGCTACGATACTGCAGGCACGTTTTCGGTCTCGAAGCCGATGACCGTCCGTGCGGCGCTGCTGTCCAGCAACAGCGACAACCTCGCCTCGGTCTATGACGGTGTATGGACGTTCGACGGCCTGAGCTGTGTGCTGCGCAAAAAAGAGACCGTTGACCGCGGAGTCAAAATCGCATACGGCCTGAACCTGCTGGACGTCACCCAGGAAAAAAATATCGAGGACGTCTACACCCACGTCTATCCCTTCTGGATGAACGCCGAGAAGAACAAGTACTACGACCTGGAGCCCATCGCGGCTTCCAGCATCACCGGCTACCGGAAAATCTACCCGCTCGACCTCACTAGCTACTACCAGAAAGCGCCTTCGGACGCCAGCATGAAAAAGACGGCCGACGAGTTCATCCAGAAAAATGAGATCGGCAAGATCAGCGTCAGCCTGACGGTCTCTTATGTGCAGCTGGAAAAGTGTGTGGAGTACACAGGCTCTGGCCAGAGCGGGATTATCCTGCGCGGTGATACGGTCGAGGTGCGGTATCTGCGTTTGGGCGTGAGCGCCACGGCGCGGATCACCAAGACGGATTATAATGCACTGCTGGAGCGCTATGACTCCCTGCAAGTGGGCGACGCCAAAGAGCGCCTGGCCCGCACGACCATCCGGGAGCGCAGCCGCGTGACCACCACCAACGACCGGGCGGTGGATGCCAGCCGCGTGGCCACCGATTATATCGAGGAGAGCGAAACAGGAAGCATCAACTTCGGCGTCGGCGATTACTCTTACACCATCGGCAATGATGGACTGGAATTTAATGGCATCCGAAACCGAACACCTCTCAAAAATTTCGGAGATGTGACCAACTGGAGCGCAGGAAAAGTAGATTTCGACCTCAGTCGATACTCTGCACTCCTTATTACGTTTGAAAGCTACAAAGGTTCTACCTGGCTTGCATCTGGCGGTGGAGCCGGGACGGCATCGGTCGTTATTCCGATTGGCTCAAAAGATTGGAATGGCAGTCCGAAAAAATACTCCATGATATATCCGTGGAATACAGTACACCGGCGAGATGTTTGGGCGGATTCTACCGGCGTTAATTTTGGAGATGCTTATGAGCGCACATCCCGTTACACGAAGCCGGTCGGTGCTTTGACTGTACCCATTGTGCCTGGTGTTACTACGCTGTCATACGACCTGGACATTCCGACCAGCGATGGTTGGAAGAAAGATAACAGTCTTTGTGTTCCAAAAGAAATTTACGGGTTTCTGTGAGGCGGATGATGAAAAAACAGGATTATTTTTACCAATGCAAAATTGATCCTACTGGCCGACTGTATTATGGCTCCTGGACACACAAAAGCGTTCTACCCAAACAGCTGCCTGACAACGAGGTGCTTTTTGAGGAGTTCCCAGATGATGGAGGCAGTGGGGAAAACTATCTCTGGGACGGAAAGACATTGACTTACGCTCCATTGCCCGAAAAGGAGGACGACAATGCAAACAATCAAAATTGATTTTGACAACCCCGGCCTTCCGCAGCGTATGGACGTTGTAGAAAACGACGCGCAGAGCCGCTTTTTCAAGGCCGTGCTGTACAAAAACGGCAAGGCATACGCTGCGCCGTCCGGTGCAACGTACAGCATCATGTACCGAGGGTTCGGCCCCCAGAATGAGGGCTGGTATGATACCATCAACGACGGCGCTGGCAAGCGGGCGGCCTGCTCGGTATCCGGCAACGTCGTCACCTGCGAGATCGCACGTCAAGCTCTCCGCGTCCCAGGCCATGTCAGCGTCGTGCTCTGCGTGACCGGAAGCAATGGCTATATGCTCCACGGCTGGCCCATTGACTGCAACTGCCGCAACGACAATTATACCGGTGGAACGTCGGTGGAAAGCTTCTTCTATATCACTCAGGTCACCAACGCGGACTGGACCTCGGCAATCCAGACCTGGGAAGAGCTCAAGAACATGATCGACCCCACCCTCTCCATCTCCGGCAAGGCGGCGGATGCAAGAGCCGCAGGAAACGCGATCAAAACCGAAAAATCTCGCGCAACCAATGCAGAAACAGCGCTTGACAACAAAAAGGCAGACAAAACCGACCTCGACATCGAACGCAAACGCATTGATGTGCTCAACGATGGCGGCCTCAATCTCAAAGATGAGGTAATCGATACAAGCATCCGAGCATGGCTGACAGATCACCCAGAAGCGACCACAACTGTGCAGGATGGGGCAATTACTAAAAATAAAATAAATAACAGTTTTTTGTTATATATCGAGAAGGATTACACTACTCCACAAATGTTTGGAGCTAAAGCAGACGGAATTACAGATGACAGCAATGCAATTTTCGCAGCTATAAATGCTTCAAAAACAATTGTTTTTCCACAAGGGGTATATAAATGTACTGCCGAAATTGACATTTCCGATAAAAACGTATACGCTGAAAAAGCCATTTTAGATTTTGCTGATTTTATCGGAGAATGTTGTATTACGTCCACAACCAACGGAACGAACATTCATGGTTTAAATATAAAAAACGCATCGCCATCAGAATATGCTGTTAATTTGCAATATTTTGCAAATGGATGTAGTTGTGAAAATCTAAGAATCACAAATAGCACTAAGGGCATAAGAATTAGCGGCTCTTGGTATACTAGCTTTAACAATATTGAAATTAATATCGTGTCCGAAAGTGGGACATGTATGACAATTGATAATAGCAAATATGAGAATCCGGCAAACGCTATCGCTTTCACGAACATTTCCTTGAATGGTGGAGCAATCGGATTATCCATTCAAGGTAGTACTGTTAATTCGCTTGTGTTCTCTGGAATTGCGATTGAAAATCAAAGTGAATTGGGCGTAAAAACCGAAAATAGCGCTGGCAATATCACATTCGATGGAATATACTTTGAGGGAAGCAAAAATGCGACCTTATTTAACAGCAAATTGTACATAGATATTGGGTGTATATTAGTTCGCGGAAAATATAACGCATTCGCAAATGACGACAATCAAATCATTCTCAGAAGTAGACCTTACAATCCTGCAAATATAATATTTAATGCTCAACAAAAGACATATTGCGATGATTTTGGAAAAAGATATTATCCGCGCTTTCTGTCCGACGCAAATGTCCGAGACCACTACATCGAAAAACAAGCAGGACAAGATAATTTTACGTTGTATTTAAAGAATTCTACTTCGCCATTGTATATTCGTTTGTTGTGTTTTGGTCGCGATAGCTCGGACACAACAACTCAATCACTGGATATCATAGAGCTTTTTGTGTTCACAGACACCAACGGAACAAAAGTTTTGCCTCAATACAAGAATTTTTCAACCAGAACTTTTGTTCGACAATACACAATATCGACTCGTATAAATGGTGAAAATCTGGAAATCATCCTTTCAAATTCTTCGGAGTATTTTTTCAGGGCGAGATTGATTATTATCGCATCTTATTTTGGCTCAGAATCCACCGTGAAAACTCTAGAATAATATTTAATGGAAAAACAATTTTGGACGCTTCCCGCTGGCAGAGTGTTATTGACTGGAAAAAGGTCAAGGCAAGCGGCCTTGTCTCCGGCGTGATGCTCAAGACGGTATCCACCAACGATAACTTTAGCTGACCATTCGCTTACTCACACAAAATAGAAAGGACTGATAACATGCTCCCTATCATGGACGTTTCTCTCTGGCAGGGCAGAATCAACTGGGACAAGGTCAAGGCAAGCGGCCTTGTCTCCGGTGTGATGCTGCGGGCTCTGGGCAACAGCGCAGAGGACAAGCCCAGCAAACCGTACATCGACCCCACCTTTGAGCGCAACTACGCCGAGTGCCAGAGGGTGGGCATCCCCTGCGGCGTGTACTACTACTGCAAGGCGGTCAACACGGCAGAAGCTGACGCAGAACTTGCCCTGCTGCGCAAGGTGCTGACCGGCAAGACAGTGCAGCTGCCTGTTGCGGTGGACATTGAGGACAGCTATGTGCAAGCGCCGCTTGGCAAGCAGACCCTGACGGACATTGCAGCGCACGCTCTGGCCACCATTGAGCAGATGGGCTTTTACGCCATGCTGTACACCGGGCTGTACTTTGGCCGTGATAACCTTTACATGGGCGGCGCGGCGCTGAAAAAATACGATGTGTGGCTTGCGGCCTACCGCAGCAAGAAGCCCACACCGGAATGGAGCTTTGGGCTGTGGCAGTACACCAGCAAGGGCAAGATCCCCGGTGTGAGCAAGGGCGTTGACCTGAGCCACGCTTACAAGGACTACGCCAAAATCATCGCGAAAAAGGGGCTGGACCGGCTCCGGGAGGCGTAAGCCGAATGGAGAGTATCGCAGCCGCCCTCATTACCGGTGCAATCACGCTGATCGGCGTTTTAATTGCAAACAGCAAAAGCCAAGCCGTGACCGAAACCAAGCTGGAAGAACTGACCAGAGAAGTCCGGGCACACAACAATTTCGCCCAGCGCATCCCCGTGCTGGAAGAGAAGATGAAGGTCGCCGATCACCGAATTGCCGACCTCGAAGAAAAGGAAAGGAACTAATACCATGACCAACAAGATTTCCGCCGGAACCGTCGCCCGCACCGCCGTCCTCGCGCTGGCACTCACCAATCAGATTCTGAGCGCAACTGGCCACTCCCCGCTCCCCATCGAGTCGGAGCAGCTGGAGCAGATCATCACCACCGGCATCACCGTCGTCGCTTCCCTCGTGGCGTGGTGGGAGAACAACTCTTTCACGTCTGCCGCCATCCACGCCGATCACGTCCTCAATCAGATGCAGGGCAAGGAATAAGGAGACCGCTATGAGCAGCACTACATACCACCATATCGGTGACGTCACCGGTATGTACGCCACACAAGAGCAATTTCGGCACGTCACGAAAATGGTCTGTGGACGTTTTCGTGACCTCACGAAAACATACCATCTCGGCAACGCCAACGAAATGGTGACGTTTTGTCACCGGTTTGCCGTCATTGGCAATATGGTGCGCAACGCCGGACAGCTGCCGCAGCCCTTCTGGCTCGGTGCTGCCTGTGGCGGCGGCTCGCATAGTCTTTCCGCCAGCGTTGCAAGGACTTAATGCAGAACAGATAAAAGCTGTGATAAAACGTGCGCCGCTTGGGAGGTATGACCGGAAAATCGCCCGGTTGCGGTACGTTGACCAGCTATGTCAAGTTGATATTGCAGCGCGTGTGCCGTATTGTCGGACATCAATCGGCAATAGGCTGAAAATTATTGATAAAATGCTGGATGTGTGATATACTATATATGCGAGACCGCACTGGTGTACACCCAGTGACGGTATAGTGTACAGGAAGCCAGCGGAAGAACGTTTACCCGCTGGCTTTTCTTTTTGCACGAATTATGGTATAATTATCTCAACAAATCCTCCCGGCCTCTCGAAGAAGCGCATTATGGTGGATATTTGAAAGGCTACGGCCTTTGTAGAGAGCGGCATTGCCTGTGGACGGTTCCGCTCTTGATTTTAGACTTTGCCGTTTTGGCGGCATAAAATCCCCTGCTTTGCCGAAGCCCTGCGTTCCACGCGGGGTACTTTGTAGGCAAAGTGGGGGATTTTTTTTGCAAATAAACCGGCAAAACTTTCTATTTTGGCATCATTTTATATAAGTATATTTATATCTTTAAGTGCTCATGCGGATTTTTCCGTGTGTGCGCTTTTTCTTTTTGTCCTTCGTTTGACGTTCGTTGTCCTTCGCTTTTTGCCGGTGCGGTATACTGGGAGCAATAGGAGGGATGAACCATGAGCTATTACCAAACACCCGGAGCACCCTATGTTCCGCAACAGCCTGTCAACCCTTACGGCGGTATGGGCACGGTAGGGCTTTCCACTCCCCTGCCAAACACGCAAGTACAGCAGATGCAGCAGCAGCGTCCGCAGCCGATGAATGGGCAACAGCCTGTTCAGCAGTCGGCACAGGATGGCGGCTGGCTGCTTGGCAGGCCTGTTTCCAGCAGGGAGGAATTTCTGGCAATACCGTCAGACCTGTACGGAAGACCGACTTACTGCCCAGACTTGCGCAGCGGCGTGATCTACTGCAAGCGGCTGAACCCGGACACCTGCGAATCCTATGTGCAGGAGTTCTACAGCCCGGAAGCGTGGCGGCAGATACAGGCGCAACAGGCACAGCAGACCGCTGCACCGACACAGCAGTATGTGCCTATTGAAGAGTATAACGCCCTCGTCCACCGTCTGGATGAACTGGAAAAGTGGCAGAAGAGCTTTTCTAAGCCCGCTACCGCTACGAAGAAAGGAGAATAACAATGTCCTCTCCGTTTGATCTGATTACTCACAGCCCTATCATGCAGCTTGCAAATCTGGCTCGCGCCGGACAAAACCCGATGGGGCTTATCCAGCAGTTAAGCGGGCAGAATGCTCCTATCATGCAGGGGCTGAACCTGATTCAGGGCAAGAACGAAGCGCAGCTCCGAACGATGGCGCAGAACCTCGCCAAAGAGCGCGGCATCGACCTGAACCAGCTGGCAAGCGTCCTGAATTTGACGCTTCCGAGGTGAGGAGGTTTTACAATGAGCGATTTTGAAAACAGCCATCCCGAAAAAGATTTTGACATCAACAATCTGTGTGGCAATGACAAACTATGGGTTCCTTTGATGCTTGGCTTTATTTTCGGTGCTGCCAGCAAAAAGTGGGATGACCCGGAAGACGAAAAAAGCAATCCTCCAAGCTGACTTAACAATCCTAAAATAGGCATCCCTCTAAGCGAAACGCTTCTCAGTTTTGCGGACTTGACAAAAACCGCATTTGTATGGCTTCGCCCATCGCACACGGCGGTGGGATAGCATAACGCAAAACTGAAAGGAGTTTTGTTATGGACGATTTTGCAACTGGCTATCTGGCTGGGCAGGACGGCGGCAATAACGGCGGTGGCTTTTTCGGCAACGAAGGCCTGTGGGCGGTTATCATCCTCGCTATCATCTTCGGCTGGGGCACAAACGGCTACGGTCGGAACGGTGGTGACAACGGCATGAACAGCTACATCCCCTATCTGGTGGGCACCGGTGCAACCGGTCAGGGCGGCGCAGATACTCGTGCGGCTTTGTCAGAGGGCTTTTACCAGCAGGACACCTCCCGTTCTCTGGCTGGCATCCAGAGCGGTATCTGCTCTCTGGGCTATGACCAGCTCGCGCAGATGAATACCCTCAACTCTGCCGTTGCGGGCGGCTTTGCTGATACTAATCAGGCGATCTGTCAACTCGGCTACCAGAACGCACAGCTCGTGAACGGTCTGGAACGCAGCGTGTCCAACGGCGACAACGCCATCAGCCTCGCCATCATGCAGGAGGGCAACGCACGGCAAGCGGGTCAGACCGCTATCCAGACGCAGCTGGCATCTTGCTGCTGCGAGAACAAGCAGCTCATCGGCGACCTGAAGTACACCATTGCACAGCAGGACTGCGCTACCCGTCAGGCTATCGCAGACAACGCCCGTGCCATCGTGGACAACTGCAACGCCAACTTCCGCAGCATGATGGACTACTTCACGCAGGATAAGATTGCCACTCTGACCGCTGAGAACCAGAGCCTGAAGTTCGCCGCTTCTCAGGATCGTCAGAATGCGCTTCTGACCACCGTGATGTCCCAGCAGACCGATACCATCCTGAACCGGGTCAACCCTCGTCCGATTCCCGCTTATCAGGTGGCAAACCCCAACGTGGGCGTGAACTGCTGCGGCTGCTGCTAACCTACACACTCCCCGATAACACCGGGTGAACCATCGGGGCAGGGGTAAGACACCTCTGCCCCTGATTTTTTAGGAGGAAACTACTATGGCTTGCAAAACAAGCTGCCGTCTGTGCCCGCACCTCGTCATTTCGGACGCGGTAACGTTCTCCAATGACACGCTGACCATCAATATCCCCGCTGGCGCATACCAGAACGGAGAGAAGTATTGCATCGTGGTCGCTCAGAGCATCCCGGACACGACCACCATCAACGCCCCTGTGGTCATCACCATCGGTGCAGGTACGACCGCATACCCTCTGACCGACTGCAACTGTGCTCAGGCAACCGCCGAGAGCATCCACACCCGCACCCGCTACGCTACCCGTGTGACAACGTCTGCGACCGGCACCGGCACGTTCAAGTATCTTGGCTGTTTCTGCCGCTCTCACGCCGGTGCGCCTGCATCCATTTCTTGAGGAGGTATTAGATTATGGGCAAGACTAATTTTCGCCGCATGATGATGCTCCGCGACCACGAAAAAGACCGTGAGCCGGAACGCGACCGCCTCGAAGAAGAGCGTGACCGCAGGGAACGTGAGCTGGAACGTCGTCTGCGTAAGCTGGAAGATGGCAATGACCGCTATCCTTACTATCCGCAGGAGGAGAACCGCTACATTGACCCCTACCCTATCCCCCGCTACCCTGACGTAGAGTATGGGCGCAAGATGCCGCAGATTGGCTTCTCGCAGAACGGAGACTGGGACAAGCGGTCTGGGCAGTATGAGCATGGCGGTGCGGGCAGCCGCTCCATCAAGATGCCCCGCCAGCACCTTACCCACGATGAAGCGGAGGAATGGTGCGACAGCATGGTGAATGCTGACGGCACGAAGGGTTGTCACTGGACGCTGGAGCAGACGCAGGACGTGGCCAAGCAGCGCAACA